TGCCAGAGGTTCGGAATTTGGGTTTAATGGCTTGGAATATTTCAAAGCAATTTGCCAGATTGGTTCTAAGTACGAACCAGATAGAGTCGAGAAACAATATGAAAAGTTTTGCCAGCAAGGCAGTATCACTATTTCAACCTTCTACTACTATGCTAAAAAAGCCGGGTGCGATTTATATTCGGAAAAATCGAAAACGATTATAAAGCGGGTTGCGGTCGGAAAGGCGAACAAAAGTAAGATAACACCGCAGTCTATAATTGACAACGTAAAATTATTATCCCCAGATGTAGAGATAAGCGAAGATGATAAGCCATTCATTGAGAACCTTATAAAATCAAATGAGAATCTAGCCAATAAAATTGAGGATGAGGAGAATGAAACGGTTCGACTTGAAAAGTTTATAAAAGAAAATTACCCAATTTCAAAAAATAGCTTTAACCAGGAATATGAATTAAAAGGTAAAACAATAAGCGATGAAACTATTAACTCAATCACTATTCACGCTAAAAAATATTTTGATTTCAAAGTTAATTCAGGAGATGTAAACCAACTTATTTTTAACGAAGAAACAAAAACACATAATCCAATAGCTAACTATTTTAAGGAAAATAACGAAGATATAAGCGGGGAGGAAATTATTGAATATGCAGAACTAATAAAGCCTTATAATTCATTCAATGCCTGGGCGCTTACTAAATGGCTTGTAGGAGCCATTCACAACTGGACATCCCCAGAAGAACACGAGGAAGTATCGCCATTGGTACTAGTGTTATGCGGAAAGCAAGCGAGCGGTAAGACTTCTTTCTTTCGTAATATGCTGCCGAAAAATCTTAGGGAATACTTTATTGACGAAGCAATGGACGAAGGGGGAAAGGACGTCTTAAAGCGTATGGCGACGTCTATGATGATGCTAAATGATGAGTTTGGCGGAATGGCTGCTAAAGATGTTAAGAATTTCAAGAAGATTACAGAGAAGAATAAAATAACATTAAGACTACCTTATGGAAAATTAGATGTCACTCTAAAAAGGCGCACTATGTTATGCGGCACAACGAACGATAAAGCTGTTTTAAAAGACGAAACAGGAAATAGGAGGGTATTGCCCCTTCAATTTGAGGGGGTTGATTACGAAGCCGCAAAAGAGTTCGATAAAAACAAGCTTTTAAAATGCGCTTATGAACTTTATAAATCCGGTTTTGATTTTAGAATATTCTCTAAAGAAGATATGAAATATCTAAATGAAAATACATCACATAATATAGAAATTGAAGCCTCGGAAGATCTATTTTTCACCAAGTTTTCGTTTACTCAAAATGATGAGTTTAGTGAAAAAATAATTATGAATCAGGGGGAGATTTGTAACTTTATGAATATACATTTTGAGGTCAATATCTCAAAGTACGATATTAGAAAGTTATGTTTAAAATATGGTTTGGAATTAAAACCGCATCGATATAAGGGTAAAGTAGTGATGGGTTATAAAATGTTTAAAGAGCCTGAATTTCCTTAAAACAGCAAATGTAATACGTTTTAGCGAAATGTAATAAGTGCAAATGTTACACCTAAAACCAATGATAGTAAGGCTTAAGACAAGGTGTAATATGTAATATACTAAAGTAAAAGAGTTTATATATATTGTTTCATTATGCACTACTATACACTATTAGGTAATAATGAAATACATTATAATAGTTTTGAAACCTAAATATTACACATTACAATATTACATTACAATGAAATTAGATAAAATAAAGAGGATGAATAAAACTAAAATTGATAGCCTGAATAAAGATTCAGAGCATACAATTCAAACCAATTGTAACGATTGGTGCAAGCGAAATAATATACTTTTATTCTCAGTACCCAATGAAGCGACCAGAGGTAACTATAATTACAAGAAATCAGGCGTTTTAAATGGAGTTTCTGACACTATTGTAGTATTATCTGGTAAGGTATTGTTTATAGAATTTAAAGATCATAAAGGCGCTCAATCTAGGGCACAAAAAAACTTTGAGAAAAAAATAAATAACCTTGGATTTAGCTATTTCATTGTTAGATCACTTAATGAATTTAAAAAACTGATAAATGAAAAACGACCCAAATAAAACTATGATAGGATTTAGAATAAAAAGCGGGTTTATAGACCTCGCAAAAACTGATTTTAATTGTCCGTATTGCGATAAAAAGTATGACGATGACGATGACAAATATTCTGACCGATGCGATAAAAGTGAAACATCTCACACATTTATAAATTGCGATTGCGGTAACCGGTTCGGTATGACTTATGAATATACCGGTGAAGCTGTAGGATTTAAAATAAATGAAATATGTGAATGCGATGCGCCTTTAGTGAGAGCCGATGTTTCAGGTGGCGAGTATTGCGGGGATTGCGGATTTGATATTAAGAAGTAAATAAAAATTAAAACTATGAGCATAGGGTTACCATACATGGGAAGTAAAAGAACGCTTATACTGGAACGGTAAAGGTAAAGTACATAATTTCAAATTATTTTAACTATATTTGTAACAAGAGCCGCAAAGCTTCCTACAAAGCGAGTGTAACTACCCCAATTTTTGCACTTCGGCTCTTTAATTTAAAAAACTTTGGAAAAGACAACTGAAGAATTAGCAGAACTGGCAAGGGAAATTCAAGAAAATGCATTTAGATATGGCGGATAAAATCACATACCATTCGGCAATCACAGGCAAGTTCGTTACTAAGAAATATGCTGAAAATAACCCCGATACAACGGTGGAGCTGACTAACTGTAATTTAAGGAAGGAGCTTATTGACTTCTTTTTATTCTTCAGGGATAACGGAGAAAGCCAGATAGGTAAGACAATAGAAAATTTTATAGATGATTATTTAGAGGAGAAATAAAACGGTACTTGTAGGGGTGGCGATTGCAAGCGCATAAAATAACAATCCCTTTTAAGTTATTCTGAAACGATGCTATTTACCGTTTTAATTTGGATAGGTAGCTCAGCTGGTAGAGCACTTTGTTGAAGACCAAGGTGTCGCAGGTTCGATACCTGCCTTATCCACAAACATAGATGGAAGTAACCGCATACCCTTACTTTGTTTTAAGTGGTTTTAAAAATAGGGTTCTTTTAAAATATATATATTATGAAAATTAAAGTAAGTAGAAAATTCAAAGACAAAGAGAACAATCTTGAAATAGTTGAAGCAAAATCAGTCTATGAAACAACTAAAGAACGAGGCGAAGACCTGATTAAAAAAGGATTTGGAACCGAGATCAAAGAGAAGAAGAAAAGTAAAAAGGAAAGTAAAGAGTAGTTGCCGTAATGACTGAAAAAACCTTCGATAAATATAAAGCAGTAATTGATGAATGGCTCATTAATGGAAGGAACGGCACTAAGGCGTATCATAAAATATACCCTAAATCTAAGCTCAGAAGCTCAGAAGCAAATTTCAGGAAAATCCTCGTAATCACTCGCATAGCGGAATATGTTAAAGAAAAGACCGATAAGACGGCTCAGGAATCACAGATAACATTTGAGAGCCGCCTAAAGAAGCTAGAACATCTAATGAACCTTTCTGAAACTTCAGAGCGTTACAGCGATGCTATAAATGCCATAAAAGAACAGAATAAAATGCTTGGTCATTACGCACCGGATAAGCACGATGTTCAAGGCGAATTAAAGATAGTGCGTGAGATTAAGCGATGAAAACCTTAAATCTACAATACACCGAGAACCAGGAAGATTTTCTATTCAATCACAAGCCCGGTGTTAGATTTATAATTGTGCCGGCCGGAAGAAGATTTGGTAAGACAAAAGGGATAGCAAACGCATCTATTGAGTGGATGTTAGAAGGTAAAACTATTCTTTGGGGTGATACTATATCTGGTAATATTGATAGGTATGTAGAGCGTTACTTTAAACCGGAATTAAATAAATCTGAAATAGATTTCTCCTGGTCTACGCAAAAGAAAGTCTTATCACTTAATATGTCCGGTGGCTATATAGATTTCAGGAGTGCAGACAGACCGGAAAACTGGGAAGGCTTCGGATATGATATAATTCTACTTAATGAAGCCGGAATAATATTAAAAAATAATTACTTATACACTAATGCGGTACTACCTATGCTTATGGATAGCCCGGGAAGTAAGTTAATAGCAGTAGGCACTCCAAAAGGAAAAGAGACAAAGAACGGTAAAGAACACCGTTATTACTCATTGTACAAAAGAGCCTTAGAAGAAGATCCCGCCTTTCAACTATTCCAATATTCCAGCTATGGAAATCCATTCTTAAACAAAACCGATATTAAAGAGTTGGAAGATGAGATGCAGCTCATGAACCCGGCAATGGTACGTCAAGAGATATACGGGGAGTTTGTAGAAGGTGCAGCCGGTGAGTTATGGGATGAGGTTATTATCGAACGACAAAGGATAAAGGTTTGCCCGGATTTAAAAAGAATCACTGTAAATATTGACCCCGCAATAAGCAACAATGAGAATAGTGATGAAACCGGCATAACGGTAACCGGGACGGATAGCATCGGAAACGGTTATGTATTAGATGACGAAAGCGGCAAGTATTCACCGGACGGTTGGGCTTCAATAGCTATTAAGTTAGCGGATAAATGGAAAGCCGATTGTATTGTTGCTGAAAAGAATCAAGGTGGTGACATGGTTAAATCAGTTATAAGAGCTAAGGATGGCAAAATAAGAATCAAGTTAGTGACCGCTACAAAAGGTAAATACGTAAGAGCGGAGCCAGTTTACTCTTTATATGAACAGGGTAGGATTTTTCACGTTGGCTATCATAATAAATTAGAGGCTCAAATGTGTATATTTACCAGCGATCTCAAGAATTCACCGGACAGAGTGGATAGTTTAGTTTGGGGGTTTACGGAATTAATGCTACAAGGCAGGCCGGATTGGTTCGTAATATAATTATTTTTTGTAATTTTGATAATAAATTTGTATAGAGATGGGGTTATTTGATTTGAAACGTAAAGCAAAAGGAAACACTAACCTCAGCTTCACCATTAACCAATCTGGGGAATGGGTGTATGACAACGGAAGCAGCGCGTATATTAATTCAGGTTACAAGGCCTTGCCAAATGTTTATTCAATAATATCCCTCATCCTTTCAAAAACTACCATAGTCCCCTTTGAGATATACACCGTTAAGAATAAACAGAAATACAAGAAATACAAGGCATCTATTGCCAACGCAAAAGAAGTAAGGGATTATACGCGTACCATCCAATTAAAGAATGAATCCTTAGAGAAGATTGAAAACAGCGAATTAGAAGAACTACTACTTAATCCCAATGACTACCAATCTATGGAACAATTGAACTGGGAAATAGACGGCTATAAGCTATTAACCGGGAATTCTATACTATACGGAATCGGCATGAATGAGGGTGCTAAGCCTTCTGAATTACACAACATCCCATCGCCTTTAATTGATTTAACCGTAAAAGGAACTCCATTTGCCCCTGAATTCGAATACAAGGTATCTTATTTAAGAAACCCCCTATCAGGTGATGACATTTGCCATTTCAAATACTGGAATCCTATTTCGGACAACTCAACACCCGGCCAGCAATATTGGGGAATTAGTCCTTTAAAATCTTGCGAGAATCTACTCGGAAGATATAAAGATGCGGATATAACCCAGGGTTTTCAGT